AGCACTGATACTGTGATGGCTGATGCAGTTCGGATGCTGATTCGGCACCTGACAGTTAATGGCCGTGGTTACACTATCCCGCTTGGGGAGGTGTTGATTCCTTCCGGTCACGCTCTTGGGTTTCCTCTTGAGACGCTCTTTCAAACTCGTCATCAATTTGTTTCTTCTGTGGCTTTTGCTACGCAGGTTGATGATTGGTGGGAGCGTATGAGGAGCCCTATGTACAATGTTGTTTGGAGGATTCAACCCAAGCATAATGAGTTGCTGCCACTTGAGAAGGTGGCGGTTGATAAGGGCCGTTGCATAGTGTTTGCTGACTTTCGTCACCAGCTGTGCAATATGCGCCTGTCTCAAGTGCTTAATGATGTGATAGGTTTTGATGGAGATTTTTCCCGACCTATCATGTCTGGGTATTGCAAGTGGTTTGGTGGGCATGCGCTTTGGTATGACGCTCATTCCAAGTATTCTGGTCATTTTGAATCAGATGCAAAATCTTGGGATGCCCACTTTAGTCCACAGCTCCAAGACATTGTTACTGAGTTACGTGTTGCTATGTCAGATGTCGATGAGGATGATGCGCTCCGAATCAGGAATTGTGGGCGTGTGCAAAGTCGCTCACTTTGTCTTGCGAGTACTGGTGATCTTCTGTATCTTGAGGGTATGAAGTCTGGCAGTGTGAACACCTTTGCAGACAACTCTTTAGGCAACAGTTTGTTTGCCTACTACACCCTGCTATCTTCAGGACTGAGCAGTTGGTGTTGTACCGTTGGCGGTGATGATATTGCCGTCTCGGCGGATATGGCTTTTGAGCCGCAAAGGTTTGCCAAATCCTTTGGCATTGAATTGCCTGAGGATCGTGTGAAGAAGGTAGCTTTGGATGAGTTGTCTTTCTTCTCCACAGCAACTTCTTGGGTTAATGGTATGCCACAGCCCAGGTCTGTCCGCCCAAGTAAGTTGTTGGCTGCTGTTCACTACGTGCCGGCGCATTTAACCACAGAACAGCGTGTTGAGCGGTTGTGTGCTCTTTACGCTGAGTCTTTGAACTCTGTGGCCGAAGGGCCTATGTCAGTAGTTCTGGACCGAGAAGGTCTGGGATTGAGAAAGCCGTTGATTAGGCGTCTGCTCGATCCCATGCCGACTGGGTCGGGGCTGGATCCTGCGGACCTGACACAGGCTTTGTTGCGTGGGCCCATGTAGCTGGCCCAAAGTGATGGTAGGGAAGGGTGCCCGGCAGCGTCGTCGTGCGCTTCGCACGCGTTCCCGTGCTATAGCCCCTCGTGGTACTTCCAACGCTCTAGCCCGTGTATTGACACCAGGGCTCTTGCGTCAGCTCGCGTCTATGCGGCAGGCGCAGGTGCAGCGGTATGGAGGGTATTCCCAGCCCATAGTGCGTCGTCAGCGTCAGCGCAATCCTGTGATGAATGCTGATGCTGTGAATGCTGTGTGGCTGCAGAAGTCGGCTGGTATGAATGCCGACATGGGTGGCATTGGGAAGTTTGGCTCTAAGATTGAGGGGGGGGTTGTGAAGCTTAAGTTGCCCCTTAGTCAGATAGCCGCTTCTATCACAACCGACGGCTCTGGTACGGCCTTGTACAATGTTGTGATCTCACCTGGCACTTTGAGTTCCCGTAATGGGCAATTTAGTGCCATCTTTGAGCAGGCACATATTGAGGCCGTGCGTATCCGTTGGGTCCCTACTGCCTCTGCCGGTGATCCGGGCACGATTATTTCGTGTGTTGACTACAACAATTCTGTTGGGTCTTTCCCGAACACCTTGGTTCTGGCATCTCAGAGGGAGAAGGAGAAGTCTCATGCTGTTTGGGTGCCGTGGGAGCACGAGGTTATTTGGCGGCCGAGTGACAAGATCGCCTTTGTCAATTCCGCGAGCTCCGCTTCTCACCGTTCTGATGGCTTTGTGTATGCGATTGGGTTTGTCTGCGAGGGTGCCAAGGCTTCGACCTTGATTGGGCACATCTGCATTGATGAAGTCGTGACCTATTCAGGTCTCAAGGCCGTGTAATGGCATTGGCTTACCCTGCTCCTGGTGTTCCGCAGTTCCCGTTGGTTGGGAACTTGAGTTTGGCAACAGGAGCTGATACGACGCTGGATGATAGCTTTGATGTTGTCTTGCCGTTTGGTGGTTCTTCGACTGGTTCTTGCCCTGGAGCTTCCTTGGTGAGTAATGCTCTCCAGCTTTATCCCGGTCGCTACCTTGTGAATTGGAGGATTGGTGCGCGCAGTACCCTCAATCACACTCCTAACACTACCAACAATGTGTTTTCCTGTACTATGAATCCTGGTACCTCTGGCCAGGTTTTCTTTACGGTCAACAGTACCACGGATACCCACATCCTGGCTGGAGTGGCCATGGATGGTTTGGCGTTCCGTGGATGTGACCTTCACTTACACATGTCTGGCATGTTGCATGCTGATTTGGATGCGGGTACTGAGCTTCAATGGGTTGCCTATAGGCAATACCATAATGGGTCCACCTTCGTCAATGCGGGTCAGTGTGTGAGTTCTTTCTTTTACGACCCGTCTGGAGGGACTGGGTTTTACATCCCATTTGATGTGACTCTCAATCTGCCTATGCCTATGAATTGGGCTTCCAATGACATGAGCCGCTCTTATGTTTATGTCATGTTGCAGACAGTTGGTACTGGACATACGTCCTCCGCCAATATTATCATGGGCTATTGGGATGCCTGGTGTGATGACGTTGGTGATGACTACTGGAACAACACCCCTGGTCAAGACATCTATATCACTCAGAGCACAACTGGTACGATTGCTGTTTACTCTGAGTCTGGTATGCGATGCAGGTCGGTTCGTCATTCTGAAGCTACTGTTTGGTATGGTCAGAAGATTCTTGACGTTACCGCCTTGGGCACCTTCAAGTTGAAGGTGTACAACTATTTGCTACCAGCTGGGTTGTACGGTGGCTACGATCCTCCTTCTTGGCGCCCCGCCTATTTGAATGCGGCGTGTACTGTGTCCCGATTGGGACCATAGGCGGGGTTTTTGGGGTTCTCAGGCTGTAGGCTGACCCGTTGCGAAGTCAGCTGATATGCCAACTGCAGCTAACAACTGCGACCTCGAGTTGCGAGATGAAAGTGTTTAACTAGTTCGCGCGTACGCAAGTGGTAGGTGACGCGCGTGATTTCTTAGTACCGGCTCTATGAACCGGAAGAGTCGCAAACCTAAGCGCGGTTTAGCAATTTTCCTTAAAATTGAAGTGACGC